TATTTTGCCCTTGAAGGCGTTCTTGGATCACGATATATTTGACTTAAAGATAATCAATGCTTTGAATAATCTTCGGCCAATGGCTGGTCCTGAAAATTTAGCGAAGTCAGACACTTACGACGTTGTGGAGTTTAAAAAATGGATCGTTTTGAAAAAGCAGTAAAAAGCCAAGTTCTATGCGAGACCAATGTGACCTAGTTTACTGTGTAACGGGAAACTATCTATTTTGAAATAAGTAAAAAAGCCCGGTCAGTAATGACCGGGCTTTTCTTTTTTATACTTATAGTCAGATTTAAGCCAGCACAGCCGACAAATGTGTTTGCCAGAATTTTTCTTAAAATTCTTGTCTGCGTCTTTGAATTTCAAAATTGTTTAAGGCAAAGAGTCTAACTATCAGGAGGAGAAACATGAAAACATTCAAAGAATTTTTAGCGGAGATGGCGCAGGCAGTTTCTATTAAACAGGGAATTCTTCGTAGGATTGGAGAAGAAATTAACGCTATTACTAGAGATTATCATAAGCAGATTCCTTTTCGGCAAATTCAAGAAGTGATTGACAAATACGGTTATCAATTAGTTCAAGAGGATGGAACGCCGTGGTCTGGATTTTTAATGGGTGGTGCTGAATGTGGCAGCGCAGAAGCCTCTCAACAACAAGCCACAATTGATATTGTCAGAAAAGAAGACGGTATGCAAATGAGAAACAGTCTTGTTCTAATGTGGTGCAAGATGCCTTCTGGCTCATACGAAGTAACTGCATATGTGAGTTGAAAAAATAGATTAAATAAACTCTATTATTGAAATTTTGAGAAAAATTCAAGATTGCCTTTGTGATCTTCAAAAGCATCACCAATTGATCGAAACTCCATCAGATTTTTGATATTTTCCATTATTTCACCACATATTTAACACCTTCGACAATCAGCCAATTGATTGTACGGTGGTCTACTTGGCGTAATTTATTCGCTGTGGCTTCATCTAGGTCTTCGACCATAGAACGTCCCAGAAGCGGTTCTGGGCGTATTAAACGGCCTCTCAGCGTGCGTTCGTTGCCGTCTGTTTTGACGAAATTGACCGTAAATGGCTTATTATGAGATTCGATTAAAACCTCAGCAGCTTGCATCTTGGTTACTTTGACTTCTTCGGCCACTTGATCGGCGGATAAAGCTCTCGCAAGCAACTCTTTGCCTTGGATGCGGATTACTTTGCCGGGAGAATCTACGTCTTCTACAAACCACTCTTCTGTGTCTGGTTTGGCGGTTTTGACCTTGGCGTAGTGAATAACCGCAATTAAATCATCAGATTTTACGGCTTGGGGATCGGTGGGGTGTTTCTTACGGTCGAGCATTTTACGTCCTTTCAGTTATAAAGTCATTATAAGTATATCGGCAAAAAGAGCAAATAACTTTAGCTAAACCAATAAATAAATCAAGGAAAAAAAATGAAACTTTCATATTCAAATTGGCTTATCGAGAGAGAAATAGACGAGGCTTTAGATGAAGGCTGGATGAGAAACTTAGCAACTACCGCTGCTTTAGGGTTGGCAGGAATCAGTGGTCATCAAGACACGCAAGCTCCTCAAAGGGCACAACAAATCCAGCAACAATCCCAACAGAGTTTAGTAAGTGTCTTAAATTCAAAGTATGGAACAAATATATTACAAAATCAAATCAAAATGATTAAACCTTCTGAAGTTATAAGTTCAATGTATGGTGACAAGTACGATCAAGCTGTTCAGATAGCCAAAAAAGCTCAATCTCCTCAGCAATTAAATATTGATGGAGAAGAATATCAAATACCACCGATGCGTACCGGGGCTACTATGGATGTTAAAAAACTAGACACGCCAATTCCAGTAATCTTCGTTGACAAAGGAACAATGAGTCAATTGGTAAAAAGCACAAAAACCAATCTTGCCGGTGCAGAGACGGCTAAAGGATTTAAGGGAATTGAATATGTAAATGGCAAAGAAACAATTTATTGTGTGATATTAAATAGTTCAAACAAAGAAGATTTGGCTTCCGTGTTAAGACACGAATTATCTCATACCACTCAAGACAATACGATGACTACCAATTCGATGGGTAGCGGAAGTGCCAGTTGGAATTACTATTTTGATGAACCAGAAATAGGCGTGAGATTGGCTGCTCTTAAAAGAGATTATTTTAAATTAACAGGAGAAATTACCAATGAGGATAACATTGGGGAAGCCATAAAGCATCTTATGAAAAATAAAACTTCTTATTCTGAAGATGCTCAAGATTTAATCTTGATGATAGATGCATCTAGGTCCAAGGGGAAGTTACGAGAATTTTTGCTATTCTTAAAAGGAAATATCAATTCTGTCGTGAGAGCCGATAAGGTCGGTAACAATAATTTTGCTTGACCGATACGAAAATTTGTTTACAATTTGACTGGTCCTAACGGAGAAAACAATGCAAATCGACTACGAAATCAAGCTAGGTTTTGATGACGTTCTCATTCGCCCAAGACCTTCTGAACTCAAAAGTAGATCGGAGGTCAATCTTAATGTCTCTTATTTGTGTAAACACAGCAATAGGGTTATTACAGGTTTTCCAGTGATAGTGGCCAACATGAGTTGTGTTGGAACAATTTCTATGGCTCGTTGTTTATTCCCACATGGGATTTTTGTTGCATTACACAAATTTATTCCAGAGAATGAGTTGGTTGTTTTTTTTAATTCAGAGGAAAGCAAAAATTCATTTTACACAATTGGTTTAAACGATGATTTAGAAAAATTAGTCCGTGTCTCAAATGCATCTCAACACCTTGATAAAATTTGTTTAGATATAGCAAATGGATATATGTACGAATTTTTGGATTACATTAAAAAAGTAAGACAAAAATTCCCCAACAAAATAATTATGGCTGGAAACGTAGCAACACCAGAGGGCGTTGAAAACATAATTAAAGCAGGAGCCGATATAGTCAAGTGTGGAATAGGTAATGGAAATTTTTGTGAGACAAAAAATAAAGCAGGAGTTGGATACAAACAATTTTCAGTTGCCATAGAGTGTGGGCAAGCAGCAAATGAATTGAATGCATTATGTTGTTCAGATGGGGGTTGCAAATCACCCGCAGATGTTTGCAAAGCTCTGGGTGCAGGCAGTCACTTTGTAATGACAGGTGGTATGTTTGCCGGATGCGATGAATGCGATTCAGAATGGAAAGAAGAAAATGGACAAAAGAAAATGTTGATGTATGGAATGTCCTCTCGAATTGCAAATGAAAAATATTGTGGAGGACTTAAAACATACAGAGCATCCGAGGGCAAAGAGGCATGGGTAGATTACAAAGGCAAAGCAGAAAATGTTGCGCTCGATATACGGGGCGGCGTGGCAAGTTGTTGTACATATACAAATACAAAAAATTTAGAAAATTTGAAAAAAAACTGTCAGTTTACTATAAATAAGTAAGAATATTGAAAAGGAAAAACTATGTCTTTGCAAACGAAATACACCAAATATATCGGTCAAAAATTTGGAACATTAAAAGTGACAAAAGTAAATTTGAGCGGCTTGAGAAAAAATGGATCAAAAATTTATTCTTTTTCTTGTGTTTGTGATTGCGGGAAAGAAACAGAAAAAGAATGTTCTTCGGTAGTAAGAGGAAGCACTACATCTTGTGGTTGCAGAAGGGATCAATATGAAAAAACAAAAGGTAAAAACAACGTCAAATTTAACGGATATGAAGAGATTTCTGGTAAATATTGGGCCGTATTAAAACAAAGTGCAAAATTAAGAAAACACAAATTTGACCTAACAATTGAGGAGGCTTGGAATTTGTTTGTATCGCAAGACAGAAAGTGTTTTTACACCAAGCAGAAACTATCTTTCCCAATAAGCAGCAGGACCAAAGATTGGCAAGAATTCACAGCCAGTCTCGACAGAATTGATAGTGCCCTTGATTACATAAAAGGTAACGTACAATGGGTGCATAAAGACATAAACCTAATGAAACAAAGATACACAAGTGAATATTTTGTGTATCTTTGCAATTTGGTGGCAAAAAATCATTCTACAAATGAAACAATTGATTTCAAAGGAAAAAGATTTTCAAAATCAAAAGATTCCATCAAATAGTTATTTTCGTACAACAATAGCTTCGAGACGCCGAGAAACACCTTCTTGCATGTCCTTAGCTGCCAAGTTGTAGCCATCGGCATATTCTTGGGTTCTATTGAAGGCTCTTGATCTGCAACCATTAAGGTTATCTCTGTAGCCATTTAAGAAGTCTTCGCTTACTCGCATTGTCATTAAACAAGGCTTAGAATCCAAAGATTCCTTAATCGTTTCGGGGTCTTCTACAATGCTGCTATTTAGTTTCAGTGGCTTATCAGCCGCTGGGTAACGTGGGCAACTGGAATACATATTGTGATTAAGATTATAGCTGATTCCCTTAACGTCTGTATCGTGCCTGCTGCTGAACCAGCCGATAGCAAATCCTACCATAGCGGTTAGGCATAAAAGCAAATATTTGTTCATGTTACCTCATTTCGGGTGGATACCGTTTAATTCCTTTTCTACGATCAGAATTTCCCAAACTCCATCCTTGACGATATTCGTCGCTTGCGACCCATGTCCCATTATAGCCGTTCCAATATCCTCGCATAAAAATGTTGGATAGACGAACAGGAGGCGTACTAGGTGTAGATGGCTGGGGTAGCTGGCTGAGATGGTTTATATTCCATCATGGGGAACCAGCGGTGAGGTCAAATTGTGTTTCATGTAGAGATAAAAACCGCAAAGCCCCAAAAGAGTAAGACATGTAACTAGCCATGTTTTATCTTTCATTTTCCCTCCCCTACCCTATATACTCCGACAAAAACAAAAATTTTTACCGAAAAGCATTGATTAAAAAAACAAAAATTGGATAATGAAAGTTATGGAAATAGGTGGGACGGTCAATCTGTTGCACGGTGATGGCACTATTTTTCGGGCAAAAATCGTCAGGTTGGATAAGGGGCAATATGTCTTAGAAGCCCTCGGTATTCCCATTTCACTTTACCTTTCAGAAAAAATTTTATTGAGAATTATCAACAATGCAAGAGAAAAACTTAGTGCCTGAAATAAAAAAAGAGATTAACGAATACAAAAAATTTGCCTTTAACAAAAACTTGATGGCACTTGCTTTGGCTTTGATTTTAGCCGCTGTCGTCCAAAAGTTTGTGACGGCCCTTTCTGAATCACTTTTGATGCCGATAATCAACTATTTCGTAAATGCGACCAACACCGGGAACTGGCGAAATATGATTTTCTGCCCTATTGATGGCATGAATTTAGAAATAGGCAAACTCTGTGCGGCTGGATTAGAATTTACTATCACAACAATTGTGCTTTATGTAATCTATTCCAAAATTGTGAAAAAATTTCATCCCGACGTAGAAATTCAAAATAAAGATTTAGTTGTATTCTCGCCAACCAATACTACCAAGTAACGGATCGCTATGTGATACACTATATAGTATGACCGCCATTCATCCCAGCCCCTAAAGGGGACTGGGTTTTCTGGCGGCGGGAATATAAATCATGCTGAAATTCAAAGACTATGTATTGATACGAGAGGGCGGTTTTGTCGTAGACGACAAAGCAGAAGAAGGGAAAAGTAAGCCCAAGAAGCCTCAAGTTCGAGGACCGTCTAGTGTTACGGTATCCGGCGTAGCAGGCGGACCCGGTGGAGGAGCGGCCTCGGCAGGTGGAGCAACGCCACCGCCAGCAGCACCTAGATGAACTCCGAAATTTGAAGCTCAACAAGGCTAATAGACGCTCCAATCGTGGGGCTACCTGTAATGATCCAGCCCAATACGAATGTTTCGGTCGAAGCGAGAATTCTCCATGTTACAGCCTTTGTCAAGTGTTGAACATGGCTAACTTGTGTCATTTAATGAGTCCATCACAATATTCAAAATCGTTTACGACAAGACAAAAATCTAATTGGGAAAAAGCACCGAATTGTTCCGGGCGAACTTCCATAGACTTGACAAAAGCATCGTCAAAATAAGCCATCATCTTCATTGGATTAGAAGCAAAGATACTTCCGCAGAATCTTTGCTTCAGGTTTGGTTCATAAGAAAAATATGCCAAGAAACTTTTCGCACCCTCATTTCTTTCAAAGTCTTCATACGAAGTTCGCAGACGTTGGGGTTTTACCGGGCTGGGCAAGACGAGATAGTTAATTCTGCCGAATGGAACTATTTGATTACCTAGCTTATCAAACAATTGAATCATGTAGTAATTTTCTTGATATTTTTTCATGCATCATTATAAAACTTGAAAATATTCAAAGCAATGAATAAATGGCGATGGATTCGGAATCGCCTTGGTACAAACTTGTCCAAAGTATATGTAGCACTATCCTAGCCGTCGAACCACGGAACATGCTGTCAAACATTAATCATTTCTATGGCATTCGCAATCACATGATTTATGTTTTTCTTTGTAAGCCATGTACCTTTTATAATTTATTCGATTATAAAATTTTGTGCCCCAAAACCCACCTGCTCCAATTCCACTAGCAAGAAGGCAAGCCAGAAGCTCTAATATTCCGCCACAAACACATCCTAACATAGATTTATCTCCATTAGATTTCAGCATTCTAGGAAAAACTTTTAATTAATCAAGATCGTGTTCAAAAGTTGCTTAGAATTGGAATGACAAGCCCCGACCCTAAAGGGTCGGGGTAGTTGACACGTCAAACTTTTCCAGCATAAACTCTGGAAGTCGGTGAGCGAAAGTAGACATGAATTCGATTGACCCTTTATGGGTGAATACAATTTCATGTCGTCCTCTCGTCAATTTGAAATCACACTCGCAATCTAAAGAATTGAAATATTCGGCTATCAATTTGGTTCCTTCCTCTCCGAATTTGTGCGTGCGAAGATAGGCTTTGCGTTTACTCTTCTTGCCAGAATCTACGAACCAAATCATCCAAGCCACGTCATTTAATTTCTCCAACAACTCTTTGTTGATGAATTTCTTCCCATCTCGGTAGAATTCGTTGTAATACGAATTGAACACAGGATAGGCGATGGAATAACAACGATAGGTATTCTTGTCTTTTTTTATAGTATTGTTGTCCATTTTGAAATAATCTTTGAGTTCGTTAATCTTATATTCTAGCCAAAAACGGTCATTGTCTCGCATGGCTAGATAACAATTCTTGCCTTGTGAGGGGTTCACAATCGAGGAACCACCCAAAATTGTGCCGTACAAAACCTGTGCCTGATTGTGCTTTAACTGTGGACTGTACTCATATGTCATATATTAACCCTTTCGCAAAAATATATCCAAACATATATAGGTAGGAACGCAAAATATTTTCTTCAAGGATAGCTATATGTGAACTTTCAAAGTTACTCAAATAAGGAGATAAAAATATGGGAGCATCTAGCGTAACAGGTGTTAGTGGTTCTGGCAGTGTAGCTGGGAACCAAAAGGGTTCTGGACATATGAGCCTTGGAGTTCACAAGCTCATCGGTCCAAGAGTTATGGCAGCAGGAGCAGAAACACTTTCTGGCACAACTGGCACTGTTGAAATTCCTGCATTGGCTGGTGTTGTAGGCGACTATGTCGTAATGTTGACAGGTGTAAGCGGAACTGAAGCCTATCTATCGACTGGTTTGGCAGCAGTGGCAGACACCGACACATGGAACTTCACAATCACTGGTGGCAGCGGCGAAGTTGTCAACTGGATGATTGTAAAGAAGGGAGTGTAACTCTTTTAGAGTGCCCTTAGAACTCATCCTAAATTAGCCTTTCTAATTAAGCGAAAAAACTTGGTACTGCGTTGGTGCCAAGTTTTTTTGTTTTCAGCAGGCAGGAAGCCACTACCAGAGAATTGGCAGACGAACGACCGTAGGGAGTAATTGAACAAACATTATAGTTAATTAGAAAAATTCTTAGTTGTCTTCTGGTGGTTGCTTGAATTTGATGTTTTTATTGGACCATTCAATGGTCATATACAAACCTCTGGACAGCAGGCCGACGAGTTGAGTAGGATTGCCGCTTCCTTCGATGGAGATATTTTCTTTCTCGTTATCTTCCATCCACACCATAGCAAAACACAGATTTTGACGGCCTTTCAATTCTGTGGCTATCTGCCTCATTGTAACGAATGACAAATCGGGCAACCCAAGCTCTTGGAGTTTGGATTTTTTTAAACCATTTTCTGCTAGACTTTTGACTTTTCTTAACAACATGCCAATGTATTTTTCTTTATCATTGTTGAAAATCAACTGGTAGGCATTTTTTTTTGGATTATCTGGGTGAGACAGTACCAGTATTTTGCAAGAATCGAAGTCGTTTACGTCGTCTACTTGGCTTGTCAGAGCGACCAATATTTGAGGAGTATTACATTCAAAATGAATCCAAGTGTTTGGCTCGAATTCACTTCCCAAAACCTTAATTCCTTCAAGTTTATCGAAATTTTCGATCAATAGATTAAATTCTTGCTCCATATTATCCCAAGATTCTTGCATCTCTAATTGCTGTAGAAAGTTTAATCAAATGTTTACACATACCGGGCATTTGATTTGGATTGGCCGAACCGGGAGCCGTCACCGCTTCATATCTTCTTCTTTTTCGGCCATAGAGAGAACGATCCTCATGATCGAAATAGTTGAATCGCCAATGAAAATCAGGGCAATTGCATCGCACCAGAATGTCGTTGGCATCTCTTTCCAGTCTTTCCAAAACGTAATTACGCCCGTCGCTTGCGACAAATTCGATCCATTCATCTTGTTCTCTTTGAGGGTGGTAAATTACATCCTTAAAAAGAATTATGGGGGTATAGGCATTACCATTTTCTTCGTTTAAAACATTACCTCGAACGAAAAGTGTTTTCATTCCCAGAAAAGGAGTGAAATTAACTTCTCGTACTTGAATCGTATCTATAGAGTGCTGTCGCCGTCTAGTGTTCGGAAAAGCTGCTATTGTACTCTGATAAAGATCAAGGAGAGAAGATTCTTTTAGATTGCGATTCATACCCATATTTATGGTCGAGACAAATTAAAAAGGTAAACATGAGCAATATTATCCAATTTCCCTCAGATGAAGGAATTCCCCCGCAATATCAAATAATTCCCGTGCCAATTGGTAAAAAAAGTTTTGAAGTTCGTATGATCAAGGGTAAAGGTGGTGAAATTCGTCATGCTATTTTTATTGACGGAGAGATGTTGGATTGGTCTATTGACATGCACGACTTTTTAGATGCAATGAAAATGGGTCCACAATACCTTAATGCAATAAAAGCCGATATTGTAAAACACTTCACTGCATCTGTGTCGGATTTTCTAGGGCGAAAAGTAACAATAGAAGAACTTAACCAAGCCCGTAAAGTGGGATGGATTTAAATGAAGAAGAAATTAAGCAAATACATTCTCACTCACGACGCATTTGAAATTGACGTTTCAAAGAGCAAGGGCGTCTGGGCCGTGGACCGAAAAGGGAAAGAATACTTGGATTGCGATTCCCAATATGCAAGTCAAGCTCTAGGTTGGAATCATCCCAAGTTAATTGCTCAAAAAGATCGGCTTGTGCAGGCTGCGATTCATAAAATCGTAAACTCTGATATGTACACGCCAGAGTATTTGGAATTTGTCACATCGTTTGCATCTATTGCCAAAGACTTTTCGCATTTCTTTTTTATCGAGGGCGGCACACTTGGCGTGGAGAATGCTTTGAAGGCTGCATTTGATTGGAAAGCAAACATACTAGGAATCGGAGAACCATATACAAACAAATTAGATGTTATTCACTTAAAGCAAGCGTTTCATGGTAGAAGTGGATACACACTATCATTGACGAATACAGTGCCGGACAAGACAGATTTGTTTCCTAAGTTCAATTGGACTAGAATTACAAATCCAGCCTTGAAATTTCCGGCTGGCGTCAAGGAGACGCAGGAGACTTGCAAACTTGAGTCTGAAAGTTTAGAGCAGGCCGAAAAAGCTCTCAAGACAAACTTGGTTGCAGCAATTGTTCTGGAACCCGTACAGGGTGAAGGGGGTGATAACCATTTTAGTCCAGAATATTTCAATCACTTGAGAAAACTAGCAGATAAATACAAAGCCATGTTGATACTGGATGAAGTACAGACAGGAATCGGCATGACTGGCAAAATGTGGGCCTATCAGCACTTTGGCATTGTCCCAGACATGATCTGCTTTGGCAAGAAGACTCAAGTTTGCGGTTTCTGTTCCACTGATCGAATCGACACAGCAGACAAGAATGTATTCAACACACAAAGTCGCATTAACTCTACTTGGGGCGGCAACATCGTTGATATGGTTCGATTCACCATCATCAATGAAATCATCAAAGAAGAGAAATTGGTAGACAACGCCAGAAAAGTCGGCAAGCACCTTCTCGAAAGACTACAAGAATTGCCGCTCGAAAATGTTAGGGGTAGAGGTTTATTGATTGCCTTCGATCTTCAAGATCGTGAATCAAGAAACAAGTTTTTAGAGAAAACTAAAAAGAAAATGACCGCCCTCGCATGTGGAGAACGGTCAATTCGTTTGCGTCCTTCTTTGATAATGAACAAAGAAGAAGCTGATTTGGTTTATGAAGCTCTAAAAGAAACAATTAGCTAAACCAAGTTTTCTTTGCTGTCTTTGGGAAAAGAGACGCCCAAAACGCTTCATCAATTTTGTTACCGTCGTGGACTGTCCAAGAAATATGATAGGCTTGTGTTTCTAGACCTAATTTTGTTACATCAATGCCTTTTAATTGAAGGGCATTTTGAAGCTCATCTCGTATGTTCTTGTTGCCAAGTTGCTTTTCGGCATTCGCAAATATGCCTTCCAATTCCTTCTTCTTTTCCTCTGACGATAAATTGGAATTTGCTAATTTCTCTAAATCATTAATGTATTTGTCTTGTGGGTTAGCAGCAGCCGCACCACCAGTTGCCGGAGTTGCTGGTGTGGCTGAATTAGCACCACCGGCAGCTTGTTGATTCCACAAAAAGTCACGCAGAGCTTTTTCCATATCTTTAAGTTGCTTTTCTAATTGAGGGAACAATTCACTCAATGGAAGAATTGCCTTCAATGTATTTTCGGCTGCTTCACGGTCGTAATCATCGTCTACTTCGCCCCAGCCTTTAAAAAATCCTTTGCCACTAACCAAGCCTTTAACGCCGCCCCAAAGACCATGTGCCCATTGTTTGAAATCTTCATCAAACCTAGAGCTATACATTCCTTCGTTGACATACCACTCAGCGAATAAGTTTGGATCAATTTTTGCCTTTATAAGATTTTCAGCAAGACTCTTAATTCTTACTTCGTAGAGCTTCTGTTTTCCATAATTCGTCCAAGAAGTCTGTGGTGGTGCTGGTGCTGGTGCTGGTGCTGGTGCTGGTGCTGGTGCTGGTGCTGGTGCTGGTGCTGGTGCTGGTGCTGGTGCTGGTGGTTGAGCTTGTGGTTGAGCTTGTGGTTGAGCTTGTGGTTGAGCTTGTGGTTGAGCTTGTTGCTGAAGCGTTTGAATCAAGTTAAACAGCGTTTGTTGAATGTTGGCTTGTCTTAACTCAGACCCACGACGATTTGCTCTCTTAGACAAATCTTGTAGCAACCGAATGGCAGATTGTACCATTTGTTGGGGATTGCCACCAGTTTGTGGTTCTGGTGGAGGACCATTTTGACTTTGTTGGCCCTGTCCGCCGCCTTGTCCGCCTTGTCCGCCTTGTCCGCCTTGTCCGCCCTGCCCTTGCTGCGGGGGTGGAGAATTAGGCGGAATTGGCTTTCCAGTATGGTCTACTGTCTGCCATTTATCTGTTTGGTTTTGGTCTGGTTCGCCTTCGCCGGTCCATTGAACATAATGGCCAGTTGCTGTATCATAATAGTTTGTAGGAGACGTTGGGCTTGTTTGAATACCCTTTCGTCCCATTATATTATCAACGCCCTGTCCTAAGCCTTGTCCGGTGCCTTGAAGAAAAGACCCCGCTTGGTCCCAGCCCCACTTAAGAGCCTGAAGTGGCTTACTGCCAACCCACTGACCAACATCATGAGCAAGTTGACCTTCATTGATTTCTTCTAGCTCTAAAGCAAGCCATTCTTGGCTTTCATTGGCAATATTGAGATTGTTTAGACCATCAGTCTCTTGAAGCCAAAGAACGTATTTTACAGGATTAATACCTCGCTCAACCATCAAGCCAAAGCATTCGTGAGCAATTTTATCTGTTTTTCTTTGTTCTATGACTTCAAAAAAAGTTCTCATTTTTTCTCTCCAATTATTTGATGATCCGATAGCCACAAATTAAATAGAGCGATACTTGGCAGTCTATCTGATGATTTATATACAAATCCTACATTATTATTTATGGATTCATTCCACGTTTTAATATTGCTAATACGGGAGAAATAACTTTGTACTGTAAGTAACCCCATATCATGCCCACGAATAGCGTGTGTTATGCCAATGACGTTATATTCATCGTCATAAACTGGTCCGCCAGAATCTCCAAAAATAGCGTGAGCATTCATTCGGCCTTTGCCAGCCATAACCGTAGGAATGATCGTTTTTACAGATGTAATTTTGCCTTCATCGAAACGAATGTCATCTCCGAGTCCAAAACCAACCCGAATGACTTTGTCGCCTAGATAAATTTTTTTATCTACACCCAAATTTGCAACAGGCATCTTCTTGTCGCTGATAAATAGCATAACTGCAAAGTCTAAATCTTGATCTTTTTCGTACACAATAGATGTGAACTCATCAAATCCATCAATTTCCGACAAATCTTTGTATTTGCCAACCATAACCTTGATAGGCAATTTTGCGTGTTCTATGTTATGAGCAGCAGTCAACACAACATTTACATACTTGTCTTTAAAAATTTTTCCAATATATTTTTCTGAACGAATAATTACGCCACTGCCAACAGCTTTTTTTTCTTCTAAATTTGCTCGATACACAGGATAATTAGAAGTTTGAAATAATTCGCCGTCCATGGGAATCAACAATTTAACAGTGGGATATAAACCCATTTCATGAAGTTTTTTATCAGGTTCCACACTAAATAAACTTACGGGGATTACTAGCACAAGCAAAAAAGTAAATAAGAAGTATTTCATAAATTCCCTTATATTATGATGACAAATGAATAAGAATTTCATTTACAGCATGGTTGCTTTATTGGCACTCGCCAACGGTATAATATATATACAAAAGACGAACTCAAGTTTTTTCTCAATATTTCTGCCGCATAGCGAAAAAAAATCTGACAGTTGGATAAATGAAGACCCCGGTTGGAGAAACAATCAAGATTTTTCCGAAGAAAATCAACCGCCAAAAGTGGACTCCGTGCTACCAAAGATTGATTCTGTTCCACCGAGAACTCAACCAAAAACTGAACCGCAACCACAACCACAACCACAACCACAAGACCCACAGCGACCGTTTAGGAGGAATATTGATCCCGGCTGAAGATGCTGTCAAATAATTCCATAGTTTATGGAATCTACTTAAAACCCTTCTTACTAGAATAAATATGGTAGTCATTCCATTCTAGTGATAAGGGTTTTTTCATGTCAATACTCGATGAAGCAAAAAAACAACTAGAAGTAGCTTACCAATATGCAGATATAGACCCGGAAAGTTGGGAACGTCTGCAGCATCCTCAGAAAACATTATCTGTTACAATTCCTATGCGACATGATGATGGAACCCTCAAAATGTATAAGGCATATAGATGCCAGTACGACAATACATTAGGTCCATTCAAAGGCGGAATTCGTTACCACCCCCATGTAGATCGTGAACACTGTGAGGCTCTCGCTTTATGGATGACATTTAAATGTGCGTGCCTTAAAATTCCGTTCGGGGGAGCAAAAGGTGGAATTTGCGTTGATGCCACAAAGCTGTCCCATCGTGAATTAGAAAGATTAAGCAAAACCTACATCGCCGCCATGATTGACTTTATCGGCCCTGATATAGACATTCCGGCCCCCGACCTTTACACAGACGAACGTATCATGGGTTGGATGTACAGCGAATACAAAAGAATTAAAAGCGGCCATCCTAAAGATGTAATAACTGGCAAACCAGTGGCTTTGGGTGGCATTGAAGGAAGAAGTTCTGCAACCGGCTATGGTGGCTACTACTGTCTCGAAAACATCTTGCAAAACAATATGACCAAGTTAAATATTCCATCTAACAAAGAGGATATTCGGGTAGCAATTCAAGGTTTTGGCAAAGTGGGATATTGGTTTGCAGAAAAGTGTTTTCGTAGTGGATTAAAGGTTGTGGCACTATCTAACGAATTTGGCGCTACTTACCACGAGAATGGCTTAAATGTAACAGCTTGTCGCAAATTTCTGGATGAACACGGACACAAAGAATGGGGCGAAGGAAAAGCTATTTCAAATGAAGAATTATTGGCTTTAGACGTAGATATATTAGTTCCAGCAGCGGTCGAGAATGTTTTAACCAAAGATACTGCTGGGGCCGTGCAAGCCAAGATTGTTTTGGAATTAGCCAATGGTCCAACAACCAATGAAGGCGATGTCATTTTGAATGAAAATGGCGTCATAGTGATTCCAGATATTTTGGCAAATGCGGGTGGTGTAGTTGTATCTTATTTTGAATGGTTGCAAAACAGAACTGCAATGAGCAGAAATATTCAACAAGTAGATGCAGATTTGAAAGAAATGATGAATTACGCCACGAATCGAGTTATGAGTTTACATTTAAGACATGCCATTTCTCCGAGAACAGCAGCGTATGTTTTGGCTCTCAAGAGAATAAACGAGGCAAATGTCTGCTTGGGAAGCAAAGGATACTTTAAAAGATGATTTTTAGCAATTTGTTCATACATACAATACAAGGAATTATAATATGAAAACATTTATTGAATTTTGTGGCGAAACAAAAAAAGAATTGCCTGTATATGAAGAAATTACAGAAGCGGCACTCCGTCGTGCTGGTATAGCTCATTGGGCTTATCCTGATGGATATATCCGTAGCCATTATCCGGCTGGATATTTCATGCCGACAGCCGCCGATGCCCTACAGAAGATGGGTGCCAAAAAAGATGACAGCAAGGTAGATCATGGCAAAATGACATATAGCGGTCACAGCAAAATGGCCTAAATCGTAAAGATGAATAGATTCGTGAATAGATTCTAGCGGTGGAAAAGCCTTGTTTTATAGGCTTTTCCGCCAAACGTGAATAGATTCGTGAATGGCTTATTTTTCGATTATTCTTCAATCGGCTCATCCATGCATTTCAGAATATATTCATGGAAATGACGCATTCCAACTTCTGTTGGGTGATGATAAGGTCCATGATCTTTTGTCAAATAATTTTATAGCTTTTTTTGAGAATTTTTTACATTTCCCAAAGTAATGTGATATTCCTGCCTGCTTACGCCACCAAATGCGGAATCATCTCTGTATCGGGGAAGCCCTAGTTCTTGTCTAATATCTCCAACTTCCTCACTCCACGCATTAAGCCAAAAATAGGTTTCATCGGATTGGATAGTCGTGTCGTAAGTAAATTCAATAGTACGACCTTCGTATTTTCCCCATGCATCCATATTTGTGGGGGTTTCTTTGCCTTTTCTGACGATAGTGATGTGCGCAGGCCAAGCTTGTGACTGCACACCGTATGCTTTAGGAATTAAAGAACGGTAGAAGTCACTAATACCTTGGTCGATTATAGCCACTGCTTGCATGGCTGGACCGTATTTGACAACGGCTTGGCTTTTGTGTGTGCCTTCGGTCATCATTAAAAATCTTCTAAAGTTAATCACAAAATTTTTTATAAAACTATTTAGAGGTAAATTCACTTCTTGTGACGCACCGCAGGGCAAGCCCTGCGGCTTCGTGCGTTTCACAAAGTAATACGGAAAGGGGTCGCCGTCATAACCCCGGTGTAATATAAGGTAGTCTTAGACTAATTAGTTTATTTCCAGCCGGATTATTCAAAACAATACAAACTTCCCGCTTAAAATGGTCAAAACTGACCACATCCCATTGAGAATCCTCAAGATTCGACAGGAAATTATATTCCGGCGATTGAGGAGTCAACATCGCCGTAACTGTATTTTTACCAATACGTTGCAAATTAACACAAGCTGTTCTCAGAATAATTCTGGCCAATTTTTAACTCTCCTAATTATAATGGATATATACTCGATGGAGCCACTAAATATGGTACAAGACTGTTATTTCTGGATAGATCAATCTATCCCAGAAGAAGAACAAAAAATGAATGTGTTGTGTGTTGAATGTCACGATAGAAAATACCCCCAACTAGGGTGGTTCTGGGAGGGGTCTAAAAAGGGTTATGGCCCTTTTGACTTTATTTGCGAAGTTTGTGGCAAAATCATACATGCAGCACCAAGCAATGCAAAGGAAAGTACAAATGAAGACGATCAGGCCAGCAATTAAATGTCACGGTGGAAAGTATTATTTAGCGAAATGGATTATAGAGAATTTCCCAGAAGGATTTGAGAACATGACATACGTTGAGCCATATTGTGGCGGTGCTAACGTATTCTTTAACAAACCAAAATCGAAAATCGAAGTCATTAACGACGTAGACACTGAAATTATTCAAATTTACCGTGCATTGCGGGACGAACCTTCGGAATTTATGCGTCGTCTAAAGATTTGTAAATATTGCGAAGAAACCTTCCAAAGAGCCTTAAAAAAGAACCAAATTGAAGATTATCTCGAACATGCTGTCAATGAGTTTGTTCTTCGCAGAATGAGTCGTGGGGGACTTCGCAAGGCTTTTGCTTGGTCAAAACGGCAAAGAGGCGGAAAACCCGGCGACATAAACGCTTGGGAAACATCATTAAAAGGATTGCCGTCTTTGAGCGAAAAACTCAAAGAGGTTTTCATTTTCAACAAACCCGCACTAGAGGTCATCAAATCGTTTAATTCCAAGAACACTTTGTTGTATCTGGACCCGCCATATTTACAGGATACCAGAATTAGCAAAAATGTGTATTCTTTCGAGATGACCGAAGACGACCATATTGATTTGGCGAATGTTTTGAAGCGATTTCCCGGCAAAGTTATGATAAGTGGCTACAGTTCTCCGTTGTATAACCATCTATATAAAGAATGGAAGGTTTGCAAACGTAAGGTGGTCAATCATGCCTCGCAACAAAAAATTAAAACAGCGAAGACAGAAATTATTTGGAAAAATTTCGATAAATAATGAAGGAGCCTCAACAATGATATGTCAAGTACCGGATTGCAAAAACAGAGCAACTAAGTTCTCGAAGAAAAACGTACTCAACTGCGGAGTTTACCTAGAGGACAAAAGTATTTGGCACTGCGGTAATCATTCCGAAGAGAATTTAGACAAAGTTTACGATTCTTTTGCAGAGGACGCCCAGATGGCAAACCCAATGGTGGACGTGCAAAAACTTCGCAAATCAACAAAAACTTTCAAAATTACGAAATGACTTTGCAACGACGAAAGCTGCAAAAATCGCAGGAGTGGTGCGATGGAGTCAATGGAAAGCCCCACAATATGATGCGGATGCCCCCGATAACTCCGCAATGGGATTTGCCGCTTCAAATTTCGGCCCTGCTGCTCTTAACAAAATGTGGTGAACTACCGCCCCCCTAAAGGGGAGCGGCTTCGTGTCTCAACCTTAGCCGACTAAAAGTTCAATCGGGGTAAAAGAAGGCCACGGGAATATTCCTATGGCCTTTTTTGTTGGCATTATCTAAATAACTACATCGGAGGTTATTATGCCAGCTAAAAGCAAGTCACAACAGAGGTTATTTGGTATGGTTCATGCTGCCCAGAAGGGTAAATTGAAGAATGCCAGCCCCGAAGTTAAAAAGATTGCAAAAAGCATCAGCAAGAAAGACGCCGAAGATTTTGCGGCCACGAAACATGACGGTCTTCCAGAGAAAAAAAAGAAGAAAAAACAGTCATTTGAAGAGTGGCTAAAAATTAGGGAAAGAAGTGTCTAAAAGACTAAATAAACTATGTTCCATTTTTCATTTAAAGAATGGCTGAGTAAAACTTCACCAGAAGGTGCAGGCGAGATTTGGGATAACCGTTCCAATGCCGACTTGGATTTCGGACGCACAGGTGCTAGGAGCAAATATGTGTTGTCTGATAAAAAAGCGGATCAAGTGGAATTTGATCCTGAAAAGCTATTTCTAGGAAGAAAAAAGAAGAGTGGAACTTGTAAAAATGAAAAAGAGTAATCGCATGATTTCATTCCAGAAACTTTGGGAAAATATGGAAGCCTCCAAAAGCAATTCTGCCAGCGAAAGCAAGGCTAGTTCTGCTATACGGACGGGAATTGGTGTTCGTGAAGATTTCTGGGATGATTTTCTTGCGGTAATCAATAACTCAAGCGGCCTCTCTGAGTTACTTGATATACCAGTGACTAAAATTGCCTCATGGCACCAAAAAGTCAAAGAAGAATTAGATAAAGTAAAAGAGGCAGATCAAACCCCGGATAGCTCATCGAATCGCAAGATAATTCACACAGGGCTACCGAAAGATAAAGAAGAAGACGTTACTAATTTAGAGAAAGGAAACCCATGAAATCAATAAATGAATGGCGAATGTCTCGCAATGACCCAGATTGGGAACAGACCAAGAAAATATGGGGCACTGGAACTAAGCCAGTCGATCCCAAGATCATCAATATGGTCCGACCCAGAATTGAAAGAATACAAGATCAATACACAAACACTCTGAAAGCTGGTGATCCTAATATACAAAGTTTCAGAGACGTGCCGCCAGAGGAAAGAGATAAATTAGCACAAGCAATCATTATTGCTACGCTCTCTGCTTTTTATGGAGCATTGGATTCCGCAGGCGTTGGCGGCAAATCAACCATGAAATCAAGTGATTTCAAAGGTTTAGATGGCGAACAATTACCCCAAGACATAATTACCGCACCTAAAGGGTGGGAAGGACAATAATGGCAATCAAGAAATTTAACGAATGGATCATGGAAATGGAAGGAGTTCCGTCAAACGCTAACCAAATGCAACCCGGTGGAACAACCCAAATGGCCGGAAATTCACATGTACCGCCAGCTTTAGGCAACGCTACTACTGAAAATGAACAACAAAATCAGCAAGAGGAAGAAGAAACAAAACACATTAGTCAATCTCTAATGACTTTGTTGGATCGCTTGATGCCGAAAGTGGCGAAGTTGAAAAATAAGCAAGCTGGCATAGAAGTGGTTTCCATGATAATTGATAAGGTTCACTCAGCATTGCCGCAGATTACTCAGACGGCATTGATGAAAATTGTAAAAGGCGCAATGCAACCACAGCAACCACAGCAACCACAGCAACCAAGCCCACACATGCCACCAAGCCCACACATGCCACCAAGCCCACACATGCCACCAGCGCCGGGGGCATGATTTTTAAAATTCTTTAAAAATGCTTATAGAAGACGCTTCTTCTCCCACTCCGCCCGGTGGTATGGGTGGTAGTGGGCACCACAACAGTAAGGAATAAGCAGTGAAAGAAAGAAGACAAAATCAAGGGATTTCCAGATCGCAAATGATGAAGAAAGCTCTTGCTAAAAAGCCTTCTTCCGGTGGCGGTATTCCTGTAAGTCAGCTTTTGTCACAAGTGGGCGGGACACAGACTACTTCAAACAAAGTAGTAACTCAAAGAACCGTCCGTGGGAGAAAACAAAGCAGATTCACCAACAACATCAACAGGCCGAATAAAGTAGGCATTCAAACAACAAAAAAGCCTTTTGTCCCACCAGATTACAGAATTCACATAACTCCTGATTGGTTTACAAAAGATGAAAATGTTGATGTGTCTATAATTGTTCCTTGTTATAAAAGCCGGTCAGAAATTGCTGAACAAATTAAGTCTTGGGATTTGTCCGACGATGGATTGACTAAAGAAATAATATATGTCGATGATTGTTGTCCTCAAAAAACATATCAAGGAATACTAGCGGCTTGGGAAGAAAGAAAAACTGAGCTAACTGGCCCCGTTGGGAAAATTGTTTTCACGGGCAGAAACTCTGGGTTCGCTAATGCTTGCAACAGCGGATTTAAAGTGGCCAGAGGCAAATATGCGGTATTTCTAAACGCAGATACCACAGTAACTCCCAATTGGATAAAACCAATGTATGACTGTCTTCAAAACGAAGAAGTCGGCATTGTGGGCAATCTCCATTTGCGTCACCGTCACGAAGATATGATTGATTCGTGCGGTTCAGAATGGGATTGGGGGCAGGGAGCTTTCTTGCACGCAGGCAAACACATATGGCAAAAGAAGCACCTTTCTCGTGCATTTCGGTTAAGTAACGCCCCCGCCGAACTCTTAACCACGCATGAAGTAGAAATGGTCACGGGGGCTTGCTTTATGATACCTAGTATTCTATTTCAAAAAATAAAAGGGTTTGATACAGAATACAGAATAGGTTATTGGGAAGATGCTGATCTTTGCATGAGAATTCATACTCAAGGCAAAAAAGTTCTTTTTACCCCGGATTCCAAAATCTTTCACTCAGGTGGACACTCGCATAGTGCTGCTCATGCCTTTATGGGCGAGAACCGCAATTTATTCCACAGAAAATGGGTGGCAACAAAAATTCTTCATGAATATTTGAAAGAGAATAGATCAAAAAAACCAGATTTTACAGTAGACCCAAAATCGGTGGTCGTGTACACAGCAATAACGAACAGAACCAACGATTATGACAATCTAAAAGAACAACCTCCTACAGCAAGGGGAGTAGATTTCGTTGCGTTTCTTGAAGCACCAATGGAATCAAAAACATGGAATTGCCGCCAAATAAATAAAGGTTTTCCCGATCCGAACAGAAATGCTAAAATCCACAAGATACTTCCACACAAATATTTCCCAGATAAACTCTACAGTTTGTGGATTGATGGATCAATTACGATTGAATTTCCTTTTTCCGTAGAAAGACTCATTGAGCTTTACCTTGCAGATTCGGACATGGCTTTGTTTAAGCACTCTGAGAGGCATTGCATATATCAAGAAGCCAATGTGTGTATGCAACGAAGACTGGATGATCCTAATGTAATTAGGGAACAAATACAAAGGTATACAAAAGATGAGCACCCATCTAATGCTGGTCTGGGGGAATGCACCATTTTGTTGCGTAGACACACAGATCAAATTAAAGAGTTCAATGAAGCATGGTGGAAGGAAATTCAAAATGGATCAAAGAGGGATCAAATAAGTTTCGCTTATTTGACTAGAAAGATGGGAATTAAATTCAGATATTTCCCCGGCCACTTGCCAGCAGAAAACTATTTATTTCACAGAGACTTTCATAAAAAGTCCAGAAAATGAAAACACTTGCATTCGGACCTGAAAGAGACGTTCCATCTTGGGGATGGGTTGGATTTGATACAGCAAGGGAACTGGCCAAATACTTCAACATAGTCTTTTTCAATAGCTTTGATAACATTCCAGAAGCTGATGCTGTCGTAATTATCAAGCAAAATTGTCCGGCACAAAAAATCGCAAAACTGAAAGATAAAAAGATCAAGGTCATTTATTGCCCGATTGACTTTTATCAGGAAGTAAAGCATATCCGGGCTGATGCTCCGTTTCTTGGGCTGTGCGATATGATCCTCTTGCACTCCGAGAGATTGTTGCCAATATTCAAAAGCTACAAAAAAGAAATACATTTCGTAGAACATAACAACAAATATGCTCTACTAGAAATGTCAGAATATAAAGAAAGAGGTTACATTATTTGGATTGGTGGTTGTCAGTACATTCCTTACTTGCTCGAATGGATTAGAAAGCACCCGATCAAAAATGAGATAAAAATATTGTCAGATATAGACAATGAACGTGCAAGACTGGCGGCAAATGTTTTTGCATCTAACATAGGCATGAAATTGACCATCCCAGAAGGAACAAAATCTATCGAAGGAATTGACGCTTATCCTTGGTCAGAAAGATTACAACACGAGATGATGGTAGAGGCTAAGGCCGCAATTGACATTAAAATGACCGATCAATTCAACCAAAACTATAAGCCTCCCACAAAGGCCCAAAAATACATAGCCTCTGGGATTCCCTTCGCTGTAAACAAAGAAAGTTATTCAGCCGAATACTTTAGACAAAGGGGTTTTGATATAGTAGCACCAAACAATACGGGCCGATGGTTCTCATATGAATACTGGAAAGAAACCAAAGCCTTTGGAGAAAAGCTCCGAATTTATACTTCTTTAGAGAATGTAGGGCTGAAATACAAAGAACTGATCGAGAGGTTATATGGGAAGTAAAGTTACAAAACCTTTTCAACAGCGACACTAAAATGGATATGTTAAAATATATCAAGTCATTGTTCTGATTTTTTAAAGGTCACAATGAATCCAGTTACAGAATGATTGTGACCTTTTGCTGCCCTCATGCCATCTTCTGAATAATATTTAACTAAAGAACCTGTGTTGGTTTTTCTTTCGACTATTTTTTCAATGTTTAGTCCTGCATGTGCTGCGAGTCTCACTATGCCACTTTTCGTGTATCTCAAGCTGTCGAATTCTACTTCGTTATGCAATGGATAAACAAAAGGAAATGTCACATAGGCTTTGCCGCCCGGCTTTAGTAGGTTGGCTATGTTTGTCATAGCCATTGTTGGGATGATTAAGTATTCAAATACTTCTAGGCAAAAAACCACGTCTGCCTGAGCATTATAGGCTAGAGGTTTATCTAAGTCATATTCAGGTAAGTCTAAGACAGCGTAATCTTTTATGTTCCAGCTTTTGGTGCGACCTTTGGCTGGCTTTTGTGCCCCACCCACGTCGATAACTAAATCGGCATTTACGTCCAAGAGCTTGAGATAAGATTCAAGTTGTTCTCGATAGTAACTCATGTTTTCATCTCTTTGAATAAGTCTTCCAAAGCCTGCCAGTCTTTTTCTTTTTCTTTTTCTATTTCCCAAGAATTACCGAAAAGGCGAAAGATGGAGTCTTCCTCCCTCGCCCGTTTTAGCATATCTCTTGCAAAATCCTCCCAGCATTTACCTTTGTATTCAATGCGATCTATACTGATGTGTACCGCTGTGGGGATCAAGAAAGATTTGCAGCCGATTATGTGGCAACTCTTTCTTTTGGAAGCCATTGACGACACTGACAACCTCATAATCTTCCCATTTTTCTTCATGAAGATTGTATGGGTACCTTTAACCCCTTTGTGTCCTTCGGTGCTGGCCGATTCGTTTGTTGCTTTCTAACACTTCCCATAATAGCTCCGGTTCATATCCAAGTTCTTCTTTTGCCCAAGTTGCTAAGGCGGTTATATCTTTAGGCAGGCAATTATGTGTTACAATACCTGTTCTTTGTTCAATCCAAAACAAATCATCAGAATTAGACCCACTTTCTAATTCCAAATTATAAACATAATCATTATGATTTGTTTTTTCTATATTGATAATTTTTATAGTTCTCACAACAACACTCCTAATTTTAAAAGGTCTTCTTTAAAGAGAACCTTTATTTTACATTTATTGCAATTTTCAATTGCAATAAATTTTTCTTCATTGTAAAAATGCTTGCATTTGACATCTACATAACAACCCCATTCTGTTACCCAAAAATCTGGATAATAGTTCTTATTTTGTCCATGCAACTTGTACGCAAGTCTTCCACGATGGCACAAGAAAGAAAAATTATTTTCATCAAGCCATTTAATGAAAGCTAATTCCCATGTTCCCTGCACTTTGTATACAGTGCCGTTCTTGGCATAATAATCAAACCATTTACATTGTCCGACTCGAACGCCGTCAAATTTACCATCAACCCAAGCCTGTCGTGTTTGTTTAGAAAGTTGCATTCTAAGCTCTGGATTTTCTTGAAACAATTTGATCCGTGTAGATGAAACTTTTACTTTGGACTCTGCACGCTTCATCCCATTTTTGTCACCAGAATTTATGCGTCTTGATTTAGAAGTTTCAGAAATTTTGACTGACAAATCAGGATTATTTTCTCTCATTTTTTTAATTGAACAAGACATTTTTTCCCTATATTCTTTTCTCGAATTCAAAATGCCTGTCCAACATTTACAACAATAATCTCTATCACACAATACGTTTTTTTTCATTTTGTTGTGATTATAATTTAATCTTTCGTATTCTTTGCCACACTTATCGCAAATACACTCAAGAATTGTTGTGTGTTGAGTTGCTTCATTAAAATCAATAACAATATCATTTTTTATAAACTTTTTAATCATAAACCCTTTGGCGGAAAGTGCTTGCCTATTTTATTTAGAAAATAAAAGATCAGTTTTTAGAACATCTTTTGCCATAATTATAATTTTTTTACCATCACGCATTACCGGCATTAAATGTTCACTTGTACAAGAAAATTCCCCATTTTCAGTATCAAATACCACGAGTTCTTCGTCAACTTTGTTTTTAGTAACCAAACAAACAGACTTAAAATCATTTTTCTCAATATTGAAATCACAAGATTCAATTGCTAATTTTTCGCCCATTTGCCAACGATCATATAAGTCAGCTATAGTTACGTTGTCGCCATTTTGCAATTTAACAACAGCTTCAGGCAATACACACTTGCCGCCGAAAGGATTGTCGTTTTGGGCGAAAACCGCTGTGTGCATTGGATTGATTCGTGGATCGAGTAGCCAAAGTTCTCTGGCCTCGTTGTAATCAATCCCGGCCTTTTTACAGATACAGGCCATCTCATAACAAAAAGTAATCTTTGTAGCATAGAAAGAATTTTCCATGTACTTAGCCATCTCAGCAGCCTTTGCCGATGTTTGTCGATATGTTTTAACTGGCCCGGTGATAGGGAAATACAAATCTACAGCCTCAGACGTATCTTTGGGATCGCCGCCAAAAATAAAGAAGGGAGTTTCTTTTACTTCACGATCCCAAAGATATGGCGACCAATAACTAGATTCACCACAATATTCAGGGGCAAAAACAATGCGTTTGCCCGTCTTTTGTTTCAAACGATCAGTCGTGCCCGGCTCCACAGTTGACTTTATAATTATCAAAGGAGTATCCAGCCAATCGACCACTTCTTCGACTATAGATGTAGTACAGCGTCCAGATTCCGACATGGGCGTAGGAACACATACAACACCTACATCGCAACGACAACGATTAAATTCATCTTTATCTTGCACAAGGTATTCGGCTTCACGTTCTGTATACCAAGGATCATAGCCCAGAGTTCTGTGATGTTTTTCAAAGAATTTAAACATGGCCTTGCCAACGTAGCCATAACCTACAATGCCGACACTTTTCATTTTTACACCTTATAGTGTTTCTAGGAATTCATCGACGTAATCAGATAGATTATGCGAAGGAGTCCAACCAAGTTTTTTCTGAGTAAAGCTCAAATCGGCCAAGGTTGTCCACGCTTCCCCCGAACGAGCGGGCACATGCTTAATTTCCTGTGGCTTAAACATCGCTGCGATTTCGTTAATTGAGTAGTTGTTGCCACGGCCTAAATTGAAAACTTCGCCATTCCAGCTATCTTTTGACATGGCAATTAAACCAGAACAAATATCGAATACATGACAAAAATCACGTCTTTGCTCGCCATTCCCTGTTACTGTTAAAGGCTCGTTGTTTTTGCGTTGTCTTTCAAAGATGCCCAATACTGCCGCATTTTCGCCGTCTTGAACGTGACGGGGGCCGTATACGTTGAAAAAACGGGCGATAGCAACAGGAACACCATAAACTTTGTTGTACATTTTGCAATGTTCTTCGCCTATCCATTTGCTATAAGCATAAGGATTGGCATGAGGATCAAAATAGAAGGAACTCGACCCTGCATAAACCATCTTCGCCCCTACATGCTTGACATATTCAAGCACTTGAACGGTGCCTTGAGAATTAACTTCGATGGTTTCAGCAGGCTTTTTAAAGCTGGGCTGAATTCGAGCCAAAGCAGCACAATGGAAAACAACTTCTGGCTTTAGACCTCTCAGTTTATCAGCCGCAAGCAAATTGTTGCGAATATCTTCTTGTACCAACTTGGCTTTTTTATTGACGTTATGTGGATAACCCGTTGCAAAATTGTCAATTACAAAAACATCGTGTCCCTGATCGACTAACTTATCCACCAAATTACTTCCGACAAAACCTCCGCCACCCGTAACGATTGTAAACATATATTGAATCCCTTTGCCATAAAAGACACTCTAAATTAGTTAGCTTGTTTTGATTTGTCGAAGGCTATATAAGGTAATCTAAAGGAGTGGTTATGGAAAAAAGACAATTATCTACAGACGAGATTCAGGATGTTCTAAAAAATCTTGAAAACTATCTAAATGATCTAAAAACACGCTGGGATAGCGAGGGAGAAACCTCTACGGGGTGGCTCTTTATAGCTCGCACACGTCTCGTAAAAGGCGCTGCATTTATCATCAACTCCCTTGATGAACTTATTCAGTTTGTTGAAGACTTGATCCCAGATGGAAAAGACAAAAAAGCAGCCGTAATGTCGGTTCTGGAAAAACTATTCGACCATGTCATCTACGAGGCTTTCCCAATCTGGTTAAAACCTTTTGCGCCAGTTATCAAGGAGATGTTCCTCATAGTCATCGGTATTGCTATCGACTTTATTGTTGCCAAATACAATGCCGGTATATGGAACATGGAGCAAATGGAAAATGCCGAAGAAAGCAAATAAAAAAGAAAATTTAAAATATAAGTGCGGGTTGCTTCCCTTTGTAAGAGAAGAGATTATTTCTATTCAAGATGCCGAACAAAAAGCGGGATGGGGAATCACTGCATTTAATCTTCCTAATGCTTGGAAACTTTCCAAAGGGGAAGGGGTCAAAATCGCCGTATTGGATTCAGGTTGCGATTTAGACCACCCGGACTTGGTTAACAATCTTTTGCCCGGTAAAAACTTCGTTAATCCGAGAAAACCCCCGGATGACGATAATGGGCATGGGTGTGTTTCTCCCAATTGTATGATTCATACAAATTATGCTGGAATTCAAGAAATTCAACAATTTTATGAGACAATAGATTCGGAAGAACTAACAGAAATAAAACCAGAAGGCAAATATTCTATAAAACGTCTTAAAAACATTTTTACATATGCCCTTGATACAGAAAGTCAAAAAACTTCTATAGCCGAAATTGAATCTGTTCAAAAATTGCCAATAAGCGGTAAGGTAGTAAGGATTGAGCTAGAAGGAGGAGCAACATACCTACTTACTCCGTGGCATCCCGTTTACTTGACAAAAAATAAACATCATGATGTTTATGAAATTGTAAGGAAAAGAGCAGACCAAGTAGGCGTAGGAGACTTATTTATTTTTGGTCGTGGGGAATCTTGTGGCAATTTAGGAACAACTCAAAAAGTTAACTTGCAACCAAAATGGAAATGTTTTAACTGCGGCCATCAACCAAAATATGTCATAAACAATATTCCCAGTAAATGCAAAAAATGTAAACATTCTAATTGGAATTTAACATCAGCAGAAGTAACTGTTGACACAAATCTGGCTTATTTGGCAGGAATTGCAGTCACTGATGGTCATGTGTCAAATGATAGATTCGAGATAACTTCAATCACGCCAGAAATTTTGGTGAAAGTGGGGGATATAGCTAAAGCGTATAATTGGGCTTACAAAATTGAAAGACAAAGAATTTTAGTTTATGGAATTGGCAAAGAATATCTCGTTGCTTTGGGCATTCAGAAAGGGAAAAAATCCTTAAGTCAAAATTTACCTCAATGGGTAGGCATGGCGGAGCTAGAAGTCCAATCTGCTTTTATTGCAGGAGTAATAGATGGAGATGGATGTATTTCTAAATCAAACACCAAAAACAGAATAACTACAGCATCCTACATTTTTGGGAAAGAAATGTGTTGTCTACTCAATTCATTGGGGATTTCTACATCGTTAGGAAAACCTAGCTTTGATCGTAGAACACATAGAAAAATAACAAGCACAGCACCATGCTACAAAATCACTCATGCTGCCCTAACTGATGAGATAGTAAAACATTTGGCGCACCCAAATAAAAAAGCTCGATCTAATATAGTTCCAAAACACAAAAGATCTGGAAGACGTATAAAATCTATACGAGTAGAATATTATGATGGATATTTTTATGATTTCACAGTTAAAAAATACCACAATTATATTGCTGAAGGCCATTTTGTATCAAACACGCACGTCACAGGGATCATTTGCGCCGAGAACAACGATATTGGCATGGTTGGTGTTGCGCCAAAATGCAAAGTAATTCCAATTAAAGTATTGGATCATAAAGGTGCTGGCAACTTGTTGCAGGTTGCCGATGGCATTCGTTGGGCAGCAGATCAAGGCGTAGATTTCATCAATATGTCATTGGGGTCACCTAAGCCGATTCAACAAGTAAGAAAAGCAATTCAATATGCCAATAAAAATGGTGTGATTGTATTTTGTGCTGCCGGGAATGCTGGAAAAACTCATAGTATTTTTTATCCAGCCAATTACCCAGAAACTATCGGCATTGGTGCCATTGATGAAAATTTTGATAGGGCAAAATTTAGTTGTACGGGAGATGATTTAGACTTCTTGGCTCCCGGCGTAAAAATATTTAGTACAGTTCCTGATAATTGGTATGCAGTCCTGTCAGGAACTAGCATGGCCAATCCATTTGTGACGGGCGTAGCCGTATTGGTACTATCTTACAAAAGAAATAATAAACTCAACATCAAGCTAGAAACTGCTGAAGACTACCGAAGAATATTCAGGTCTAATACAATTAGTACAAGCAACCCAGAATTTGCCGGGAAAAAATTCTTCGAGGGATTTGGAATTATTGACCCAAGAAAAATGGAAGAATGGGTCAGACTTAATGGTTAATTTTGACTTGTAATTCTTCTATCTTCTTTTTAAGAACGCCAGCCACTTCGTAATTTTCGACTTCTACTGCCTTGGCCATTTTGAGACGTAAAGTCTGGATTTGTTCTTCTACGTTTAATTTTTGTTGTTTTGCTTCAATAAGCTGTTCATAATTTGATGGCCTCTTGCCAACATGATGTGTTGCACCATTTTGGCATCTGTGAATCATCGGCCTCAACTCTTCTTTGAAGGTGTCATAGCACTCAGGGCATCCAAGACGCCCAGATTTTGCAATATCTTCAAGACCCCATCCACACTTACACTTCTTGGAAAGAAGTCTCTCTTTTTCCGTAATGAGACAGTTGATGAAAGAAATAACTTCATCATATATTTTGCTTTTATATTGGTTCAGAAAACAATTTTGGCATAAGTGCATTTGTTTAATTTCTTTGCCCAAAATATCAGTGACGTGATATACTTTGGGCAAAGAACAGGGAGTGCCTGTAAAGGGGCAGTAATCCATTATTGTCTTTCTATAAGTTTGTGTTTATCGTGATAGTCACGCATAGTCTTCAACATTTTTTCCCACTCTGGCTGGGGGATTTCTTTCTCGTATGTTTTTAGGGACTTTTCTGCAAATTTTTCATATTTTAATGCAAAATTCTTCCTGATAGAAGTCAATTTCTCGATATATTTTTTAACGTCTTCTTTGGTGGCTGGTTTCTGCTTTTCGTTCGCAGGGCTTGGAACGGGAACCAACTTGTGGTTTGGGTCGTCAAATTCTTTAAGTTCATTCTGCCAGAATGTATCCAGTTTTGTAAAATAAGCTGTGGTGCGTTCCGCTATTGTCAAACAAAACATCGTTTTCTCATAATCGGATAAGTCTTTCCATTCGGTAACTTTGCCAGTTATTTTGTGTTTGAAAGACATTTCTTTCCAAGAATCAAAAACCATGAAATTCTTGGCCATATTCTCCGTCTTGGTCAGGAATTTTTCATAGTCTTCAAGTGTAGGAGATGGTTCTTCGACAGGTTGCGAATAAACGCCTTGCACGCCTTGCACGCCTTGCATTCCGTAAAATGCAAAAAATCCACATACTGCGAGAATGATTCCTAAAGCTAAAGTTTTCATTTTTTTCTCCATTTAAGAAGCTATTTCGCCCCGAAGTCTTAGTCGGAAACCGTCGTTCTCTATTGAACCAGATAAAGAAGGGACAACACGTTTGATCCAAATTGGGAAAAATTCTCCGGGTTTCAAATCCGAAACATCTATCGGATTAGTAATAGTAGGATTTGTAAAATAAATATTGGCAGGTGGCACTACATCTGAACTAATTTCATCCGCTATAAGCATGATAGGCCCGCCTGAGTTAACCTTAACAGGTGTAACTACAGCGTCAACATCGTCAAAATCTGTTGTGAAAGATACCAATTCAATTGATTCGTGATAACGAAATTCAGCATTGCCCAAAAAGTCTATCTTGAATGTAACATTTGATCCACTAGAACTTGGAGTTACCGTAACATTCTCAAGCCCACTCAAACCCCTAATTGCAATCTCAAAATTATTTCCCCAATCATTCAAATTAGCGTCCCAATCAACTTGGAAGTTCGTCCATTCTTCGGTAAGAAGGTTGTAATATCTAAGTACAAAATTTCCCCCAGATACAAGCGTGCCTTTAGTCACAACTACGTCCTGACGCTCGTTGTTAATGATTGTGCCAACAGTTACTGTTCCGCCACCTTCAACTTGATTCTCCAAGAAAAATCCGGCCTCAAACAATATCGCTGTTTCCTCTTCGCTTAAATTGTTAACATATATGCAACGATAATCTGTCTTGCCAATTTCCGCTTCATCAGTAGATAAGTTTGAAAAAAGCCTCTTATTGTTGTTATTGGTAAGCCCAAAGGCGGAAATATCCCCACCCAGAGAAGCATCCGGGTCGTTATTCGTTAAACCACCAGAAAAGAAAAATCGTACATCATTTGCAGTAAGTGCCATAATTTGCCTACTTTGCTAAAATATATCGAATATTCCGAGGAGTGTATCCAGTGAATCGAGCAATTTCCTGAATATCCCATCCTAATTGAGAAAGGCTTTTCACTTTCTGATGATTTACCTTCAAGCGATTGGGGGCAATATCGTGAGCGTGGAGAACCCGATAAATATCGGCTTCAGATCGCTCGAAAAGTCGGGCAATTTTGCCCACGGAAATATCGTTCCGATTTAAATAAAGATGAATAATCTGGGTGTCAACCGGATTAGAATCAATATATCTCTTGAAGCCGTCCATGTGAATATTTATCTTTTTGACACGAAAAAGTCTTGTTCGATGGCAATTTTTGCCTAGAATACAAAAAGCGGGAGAAAGCCATGAGCGAAGGGTATAAAAGGTACATCAATTGGAAAAAAAATACCCGTGCTGAGATTTATCAAATCTACAGTAAAGGAATGGAATTTGCCTTTTTATCGGCGGATAATGAGCAATGCAACCAATTTATTTGGTGCAAAGACTTCTTGCAAGATATGATTTATGCGTGTTTACACGAAAAATGGATCGACATTTACCAATTTAAATATAGTCCATACACAGACCCGCAACCATGCATGGACAAGATTCGGTTGTTGGTTGCTAATGCCAACGATTCAAAATTCAGAAAAAAAATTCCAAATTCTTTGGATTTGGTCAATCAAGTAGAAGAACGGTTGGGGATCAAAAAGAGCATCCTCAGAGAATGTTGGCTTCCACCAGAAAATTTCAGAAAAAGCGGCGTATGGTTATTTGAAGGTAGCAAGCGTTGGCTAAACTCCCCGCCAATGCTTTCCTTCTACAGCCTTTTAATTAGAGTCGGTTGTGTGCATACGGTCGGCGTCAGCTTCGAGAAAACGATAGACGACGTAATTAACGGCGACATAAAATCGTATCAGAAGAAAGATGCACTTTGGCTAAAACATGCCAAACCCGGAATCGAAAAAATCCTTCGGATAGGTGATAGAAGAATATTCTTTCGCAGCATAAAAGAAAACTATCCGAACTACTTACACATTGATGTAATCCACAATCAATTGGGAATCACCGGCTTTTCAGCCGATATGCAAGATAAGGCAAAAGGAAGGTCGGTGGCTGTTCCTTATTGGCATTATTTAAAATAAGGGGATAACCATGTTTACTTTCGGTTCTGACCCAGAATTTTTCCTTTTCCAAAAAGGAAAATTCAAAAGTGCGATTCCGGTTCTACCAAAAAAAGAAAGCCCCATCCGTAAAGATGGATGTACTTTCTATTACGACAATGTACTTGCAGAAGCGCAAGTTAAACCTGCTTCATCGAAAGCAGAAGCGGTAGAAAATATTGGCAACTGCATCAGATTACTTTCTGAAACAGTTGAACCATACAAACTTGTGTTGCAATCTGCTCACGATTTTCCAGATAGCGAACTTAAAGATAAGGATGCCAGAACTGCTGGTTGTATGCCGGAATGGTCCGTGTATACACTTGAGCAAATCCTTCCACCCAAAGAAGTTATCACCACGACGGGATTTCGCACTGCTGGTGGTCACATTCATTTGGGACAGAACCCCGTGCTTGAAAACGGACTACAAATCTTGAATGTGGTCAGAATGCTTGATCTATTTCTGGGTATTCCCTCTGTCCTTATGGATAGAGACAAAACGGCTAGAGCCAGAAGAGAAATTTATGGCCATGCTGGAACACATAGAGTTCCCGATCACGGGCTGGAATATCGTCCGCTGAGCAATTACTGGCTGGCGAGTCCCGCTTTGGTTGAGTTGGTCTATGATATTTGCGGATTCACTCTGAAATTCGTTGAAAATCGTCTGCATGAAAAATATTGGTGCGTTGACGAAAATCTACTCGATGAAGATGATCCTACATTGGCTCATCGGTGTTTTGGTTATAACAAAGATATGCTTCAAAAATGCATCAATACATGCGACGAGAAGCTCGCTGGCATGTTTATGCTGATTGTAGAAAACCACATGCCAAGACATATTATTGAAAGAATAGAAGACTTCCAGAATAGAAGCTTTGATCTTTATAGGGATTGGGATTTATGAGATTTGTGATTGAAGCAATCTTGAGAGATAATTCAGACAAACTCGTTTGTCTACTCACAGGCAGAAGCCAATACGCCCATGAGCTTCTGGGTGTCTATGCCCACGCAGAATTAGATTGCAATTTGGTTGCAATCCAACCAGAACAAGGCCAGTGGTATCCTTTGCCTAATGGGGCCAACGATCAAGTGTCGGCTGTTTCGGGAATAAAGGACAGTTTGCCTTATTTGCACAAAATAGTAAAAAGGGTTATGTCCAAGGTCAGAGTAGAAAAAAGAAACACATCGCTTGCAGGATTTTCTGCGGGTGGGGTAATGGCACTAGAATTAAACGCTCACAATAAAAAGTCTTTTCGTTCTATTGTTGTACATGCCGGTGCGATCCTTCGCACGGACAAATTCCCGACAAGCAAAAATGATACGCCCATTCTTTTAATTCACAATCGAGACGACGATTGTTTTGAGTGGGAAGAAAGATTTCTTCCCATGTGCGAATGCTTAAAAAACAAGGGCTATAAATTCGTAATCGAAACAGAATATGAGGGCAAACACTCAATTTCCAAAAAAGATTTAGAAGTCGCCACAAAATTTATCAATAGCAATATTTTGCCTTTTTCAAATCCTTCCTAACTTCTCGGCAATAGTCACGAACGTTCATGCCACGAAGTTCTCGACAATTGTGGCACATCCAACAAAGTTTGTATTTCGCAAAGGCTTTTACTTCAAGTATGAGCCTTTTTTTGTGGATAAATTTCTTCTGTCCACATATTTTGCAGGTTGTCCTTTTGTGCCCCGATTTTAATTCGGGCTTTTTAGCGACGAATTTTGCTGGTTCTTCTTTCTTTTTATTTTCCCAATAGAAATCCAGCAAATCATCCGGCAAAGGATTCAAAACAAATTCGCTGGTTTTAAGAAACCTATATTTGACGCCGGTTTCATGAATAGATGGCGGTAGGACCGAACAAACTCTATTGCCACGAAATTCAATTCCCTGTATCTTCTGGAATGTGAGAGTCGGATCGGGCGTCAAAAATAAATGGTGGACAGATCGGGCGCTCGAATAAACCGGATGTGGCGTATCGCCCAGCAAACTCTCCAATAAACGATTGGATTCTTCATCGTCGGCTTCCACGTCTATAACGTTACCGAGAAGAATTCCCATGTTGTACTTTTGCTCGTCAGATTCAAAGTAACTACGCCATCTTTCTAGAGTCCAATCTTCGTTCCATTTGTCGGAGACAGGTTTCTTGGAATGCAAATACAGGGCAATTGGCTTCAAGCCAAAATTGACATACCCATCGAAATATTTCAGCATTTTCGCCCCTCAAGAGTGGGAAGGATCACGGAGGTAAGCCCGTAGTGCTAAAAGGATTTCGTCTTTGGTAAGTTCTTCAACAGGGATATTTTTTCGGTGTGCCCACTCTATTACCTTTAGAATTATTTTTTCTTGTTCCCAGAGGATCATAGTCAACTCCTTGAAAGCAAATAAATGATTGCTGCATATTTACAACCGCCAAAACCACTGCCTCTACTTGATGCCCCCAGACGAGTTCTGGTCACTGGTGGAACTGGTTTTATTGGCTCTCATCTAGCCTCAGCTTTATACGAGGCTGGATACGAAGTTATTATAACTGGAACCCAGACGGAACAAAATACGAAGTATCATAAATTTTTACAACTTAATCTAAACGAGATCAATTGGGACGAATTAGGTTGTATAGACATATGCTTCCACCAAGCAGCCAACAATGACACGATGGATAAAGATCGTGATGGAATCATTCGTGCAAACGTGGACGCCCCCAAAACCTTATTTAAACGGTTGGCAGATG